CTGTGATGATCGCCCAGTCGTCTGCGATACGCTCGAACGTGTCGGCGTACTGAATTGACTGCATGATTTCGTCAGCACCGGCGGCGATAGGGTCAACTTCCGTCGACGTTCCGATCAGGATGTAGTCGCCAGTTTTAGCCAGCGCATACTCAGTCCAGATGGTGTTTTTTACGACCTTCTCTCCACCGATAGCACCGAGCCGTTTTGACAGGCCGCCTTGGTAGTCGCAGGCGATCACCAGCGGTTCAGACCATCCGAGCGAATCACCGTACTCATCCAGCCCCAAAGGCTTCCAGATGGTCGCCTGCGCCGTGTATGACCAACTGGCTAAAGATGACATGTCATTCCCTCCAGCTGATTACAGTGGGCTTTCCAGCAGCGATGCGAGGGCAATTAATCCGCCACTCGCCCGCTTCGTTAACGAATCCTGTGGTCTGTTCACCTGTGTTGGTTTTCACCCATACCCGCCTGAATGCCTTGGGCAGTTGTGTTGCAGGTAGCCAGCTCATCGCTTATCACCACACATGCATCCGCCTTTTGCGATCCAGATACCTGCAAATGCCTGCTGTGTTGGGTCGGCGGGTATCAATGCAGTTGCACACCCGTTCTTGTCTAGGCCACGCAGAAGGCCAAGCGAACCTTTCCATCGATCTGCAAATGAACCGTAACGGAAAGACCTCGACGCGCCAGACGGGGCTGATTGAGAGCTGATATATTTATCGCCCTGCCCCAGCCCCATCAGTCCTAACAGGTACATCTGAATGAGCAATGCGGTCGCTGGCGGGTAGTTCGCATCCAGACATTCCTGAATGCTGTTTGCCTGCTCAACAAGCGCCGTGAGAATGAAATCTGGCAGCGTAATACCCTGGCTCACCAGATACTCTTTTGCCTGCTCCTGGGTAACCATTAGTACCTCTCAGCCCTGCCGGAGCAGGGCATAAAAAAACCGCCAGCGCGGCGGTCATTATTCAGCAGATGGGAAAAGCTTTTCCAGCTCACCTTCTGGCAGCAGCTCTGCCAGCTTGTCAGCGCCGAGATTGCCTTTGTACTCAATACCCAGCTCATCAAGACGCTTAGTGATCGCATCTTTGCGGGCCTGCTTGTCTGACGTGGCGCTAGGTGTTGCTGGAACCAGCTCAGCCGATGCTTTGTCGGAAAGCTTGCGGACGTGAGGCTTCAGTGATGGATGCACTGTTTCCAGTTGCACTACGTCACCCTTTGCTACGCCGTGCCACGGCTTAATCACTTCGTATTTATCAGCCATGATTTCTCCTTAAGCCAAGTTGGCGCCGTAGACCACACCGGACAGGCCTTCGCCGTCCTTCTTAATCTGCAAACCTTCTGCAGACATGATCTGGAAGTTGTAATTGCTCTGCGGCATCGGACGAGGCAGAGGCACAACACCAACCGCCATACCAACCAGCGGAGAAATCACGTCCTGACGGCGCTCATAGGCGATGAACTCATTGCCTGACAACGCGTAGGTCATCTGAATGGACTTGGCAGGAATGAACTTGCTAATCGCATCCAGAACAGTGCCGCTAAGCAGTGCGTTAGTGCCGGTGTTAATGTCAACCAGATACGGCTTAGCCATATTCGCCCACATTTCCGGGCTCACCCACAACTTGTCGTATGCCGTCACCTGATTGGTGCGAGCGGTCAAGCCAAACGGTCCGGTTGGGCCAAAGAATGCCAGTAACTGAGCTGGTGTAGCAGTGGTAAGGTTGATGTTGGCGCCGCCCGCACCGCTTCCGAGGTTAATCTTCTGCGTATTGCGGTGGTTCTTAATGCCCTGGGCTTTGTAACCATCAACAGAAATGGATGCATCGCCGTTCAGGTAGAAATTGACACGTTTCTTATGGAACTTGCGCATCTTCGCGGACTGCGATTCCAGCGCGAGGTCGATGCCTACAGTGCTCAATCCTGCAGCATGACGCCAGTTTACGCCGTAACCAGCAGTAAACACAGGAATCGGGTCGCCATCAGAACCGAATTCAGCGTGGTCAAAGGAATATGGTGCCTGTCCATCAATGCTGATTGACACGTCATCAGCGATATCTCCAGACACATTGTACAGCTTCGCGGTCTTGCCAATTGGCAGGACGGTTTGTACTCCCATCAGGTCGTTGACAATCTCCATGCCAATTTCCTGATCGCGCATCTGGATAATCTGACGATCAATCTCAGCCCAGAATTCGCGAGTAAGACCGCCGATGGCATTAGCCGCCAGCATCTGCGAATCCATGACGCTGCGATAAGCGTTTACCATCATATCGTTTTGATGGTTAAAGATGTTGCGGTTAGCCCACAGGTGGTCCCAGTGTCCGCGCAGTCGGCTGTTAGCAGCCAGTGTTTCAGCGGTAAAATACATTCTTATTCTCCTGATTAAGCGCCAGCAGCTGCGGCAGCGGTGCCGACGCGCATACGCACGCGGATGAGGTCGGTAGAGCTCGCAGCGATAGTCGCTTCATCCTGGCTGTAGCCGATAACCGAATCGGTATCAGATGTGGCTTTGGTGAACTGACCGTTCGTGCCGAGTTTGATCGGATCGTCTTTGCCGTAGGTGCCTGCAACGCACAGTAGCGCCAACTCACGACCTTCTTCCACGTAGTTACCTACAGCGGAGTCGCCAGCCGGAACGGCTTCAGTTATTTTCAGACCCTGATGGTATGCAACGTCAATGATGTAGAGACGACCAGCCTGCGCGGTAGCCTGCGCAAACTCATTATCGTCGTTGATGACAGCCGCAGTACCCGGCAGCAGAGCTGCAGCAGTAACGCGGGTTTCGGTCTTGTACAGAGACTGACCGTCGATATTAACGCGACGATAACGGGCCATTACGCAGCACCTCCGAAGTAAGCAGCCGGATCTGGTGCGCCGGTCAATGGTGGGTTTTTGGCACTGTTGGTGCCGATGTGGGTAGCTTCACCCAGAGACTTAAACATTGCGTCCAGCGCTTCACCTGACAGAGCGTTAGCGACGATGTCGCCATGTACTGTGGCGACAGCATCACGCTTGGTTTTCTCTTCAGCGCGTGAGTTGGCGGTCAGTGAATCTGACAGCGTTTTCTGATTGGCCTGGATGCCTGCCAGCGCTTCAGTAATGGGCTTCAGTGACGCTTCATTGTTAGCAGCGATAGCGCCGCTGACGATAGTGCCAATCTGTTCCAGTTCTTCTTTGGTTAAAGGCATATCGCCCTCCGTTTGGTGGTTTGTTGCAGGAGCATCCTGCGGTGTGAAAAGGGATTTAACTTTGTTGGCTACGATGGCGACCCATGACTCCTGGCGGGCGACTTTTGAGCCGGTATCGTCAAAGGTGATTTTGCCGCCTTCGGTGGTGTAACCGTAAACCTGCGCATCGCCCCCGTTACGGATGACGATCGCCTGAGAATCGGTGAAGTCAGCAATCCACGCGTAATCATCCGGGCCGGTAGCAAACTTATCTCGGGCAGCCTGCTCGAGGCGGCGTTCGCGCTCGCGGTATGATTCGCCAATGAGTGCGCCAGAGTTGGATTGCAACGTTTTCGCCTGGTCAGCGTTAACCATCAGACCAACACCCTGCTCGGGCTGCGCTGCGCCAACCTCATGCAGCAGAATGGCGTCGTGGTCCATCATGTTAATCTTCGCGACCCACTCGATGCCCTGCGCCTTCTGTTCTGCGCTGGACTCCAGTTGGTCGAGAAAGACAGCAACACTGGTGTGGATCGGCGGAACGTCATCACCACGCTCAATAGCGGCAACACGCTCAAGCAGCTCCCGACCACCTTCACTCTGATTCGCAACGGTGGTATCAACCCACTTCTCCGCATAAACGCGGTTGCCGGACTTCTTAACGTTGCGGTTCCATGCGCCAATGTGACCGGCGTTGATGCCTTCAGGTGAAAATGCTGAGACAAACTGGCCGTCTACAGTCGGATGACCGAGCGGCGCCAGTGTGCCTTCCAGCCCCTGATAATGTGCGTCGATTTCAGATGCCGGATACAGGCCGCCGTTCATCACAACGTTGGCTGGCAGCGTGTAACTTGGCAGCACCAGATGCGGCCGACCGTTATACGTTTCACGGCGAATAGCCTGACTGTTCACCCTAGTGGTGACGTTGACCTGCATAGTCATGGTTATCTCTCGATTTAGCCGCGTGCTTATGGTCGCAGCAGTGATGTGATTTATTGGTTGCCATGCGTTTTCCCCATGTCTGGGTAAACTCTTTTTTGGCGATATCGATTACTGTGGAATTGAGCGGCACACCCTTCTCATCAACCAGCACAGTGACCTGAGAGCATTTGCAGTTGATCGCGTTGCCGTTGATGCTGTACCAGTCGCGGACATCTTCTGAGGTGTAGATGTTGCCGTGTCGTAGTGCGTGCGTCCGGCGCGTTGTGGCGCTCAGTGCAGACAGATGAAGCAGCATGACGTTCAGGCCCAGATCATCTTTGGCTGAATCATGCTCATCCCATCTGGCACGCCTTAATGCGGTGGTGATTTCCGTTCTGGCTATACGGTTAGCCCGGCCCTGCTCAATGCCTAGCGGAGAATGCGCTAAGGGCCGAAGCGCGTAAGTGCAGGAGCGAAATCATCAAAGCCATAGACGGCAGGCCTAAGAAAGAACACGACCGCATCATCACGACACTTCTCGATAAACACGCCAAATCAATCACCGCCCTGCCACCGAATACGTTTCCAGCCAAGCTATGGCTGAGCTATTACGTGCGGCAGGTTGATAAGGAGTAGAAGTCATTCCGAATGAA